CACATAATGATACTTTTAACGCATTACCTAAAACACCTGGATACTTAGCAGCCCATGCTCGTGTAGTGCCTCCAGAAGAAAAATTACTATCATAATCATCTTCGTTTTTAATTAAAACATTAGCTCCTACTTGTGCTCTGGTTCTGCTAACGCCTGCTGTTATGTTAGCAACAGCATTTTGTGCTCCAGTACCATCATTATTATTACCTTTAACTACTGTTCTTATAACTTGTAAGTTATTTCCATAAGATAAAAAGTTAGCAGCAGTAAAGTAAGATTCAAAAGTTGTATCGTTAGGACTTTGGAATCTATCTACTAATTGTGTCTCAGAATCGATAAGGGTTACTTCATCTACCGGACCCCATTGAAAAGCTCCTACAAAACCACCTGCAGTGGTTGATATAGCTGGAACTAACAGCGTTAAGTCTTTTTCAGTAACCAAAACTCCTGGTGAGAGTTGGAAAGCCATATTAATCTCCTTAAATAATTTTATGTAATATCATTACAAAAATGTTTTTCTTTTTTTATTTATAATAGTTTTCTTTTAGGAATTCTTGATAATCTTTTTGGTAACTATCCTTTAACCATATATCTCCACTTACAATTTCATAAGCTGGTTCTTGATTATCATCAAAAAAACCATATGGAGTTAATTCTTCTTCTATTTGAACCATTTTTTGTTTATATAATGCCTCTCTATTATTAGAATTCATTAAGTCTTTAAATAATGGATCATTTGAGGCCCAAGAAAATAATACTAATGACATAGTTAAATCGTCATGATATCCTTCATCTGCTTGAAATGATCCTCTTTGTTCAACAAAAGTTGAAAATTCAGAAATTATATCACTATCAAAAATTAATAATTTGTTTTCTTCTATTAATGATTTAAGAGTTGAACATCCTATCCTTTTTATTTGCTTAGTAGTTCTAACTCCTAAGACAGCATTTCTACCACTTGTTGAAAGATATTGTCCATACTTTGAATCATGTCCTACCCACATCATATTTTCATATTCAATATCATTATAAATTATATCAGCCACCTGTTGTCCAATGTCATTTATCTCAACAAGTATATAAGCATTATTATAATCCTTCGCGACCTTTGTAATTATATCAGGATATAATAAAGGTGTAATATTGTTATCTTTAAATTTAGCAACTACCTTAAATGGATATTCAGTACAATCTATTACAGTAAAAGCTGAAAAGTCTCCTCCCACTCCTCTTGAAGTATCAACAGATATAAAATAAAAATGTTTTTGTTCTGGAGATTCTAAAATATCTAAATTATCTTTACTATGAATATATGTTTTGGCAGAAAGTTTGGCAATTGTATCAGAATTAATAAGAGTGTTACTTGACCCTAAGAATGTACAAAGAACTTCTTGATTAAATTTAAGTTCTCCAAGTACTTTTTTTTGTTCATCTGCCCAAGCATCATCTCTTCCAGGTATTTTCCAATAAGGTATTTGTAAACTAGTAAAACCATTTCTTTTTTCTTCAGCATCATTCCAATACTTCCAAAAATGATTATATCCTAAAGGTGTAGATGTCATTAAAACTTTTGTTGTTTCGCCAGCCATAATAGTAGGATAAGTAGAAGTAAAGAATTCTTCTGCAACATTATTAGGTACAATTGCGGCTTCATCAATATATAGCCAGTTAACAGATTTACCTCGAATACCTGATATTGAAGTAGCTGAAGTAAATATCTTACTTCCATTTTCTAACTCCACATCACCTTTATTCCACGTCTTAACACCTTGTTGCATCCAAAGCGGTAGATTTTCATACATTATTTGATAACGGTATAGAACCTCTCTAGCGGAGGCTGACTTGTTAGCTAGAATAGCGACTGTCTTATTTGTTTGGAATAATGTGTAATGAAGAATGCATGCAGCTGATGTAATTGTCTTACCTTGTTGGCGTCCTTCCATTATGATAACTTTTCTGTTATCCATAATAGTTGCTACTTTTTCTTTTTGACATTCATATAACTTAAATGGCACTAATCCTGAATCAAGAGAAACTATTTGACAATAAGATTCAATAAAATAAATTGGATCAGAACCACATCTTATAATTTCTTCAACTTGCTCTTTTGTGTATTGATGTTCCCAGCCAATCTGTTTTAGATTACTGTTACCATTGTAAGAGTTATTCTTTAGTTTTGACATCTACTACTTCTTTTCTTTTGTCTTCAATTTGCTTGATAAGATCTGAAGTCGATCCAGTAAATAAGATATTATTTTGAGTTTTAATAGTAGTCTTATCATCTTCAATGTCCTTTAATTGTTTATGAATATCCAATAAGTCTTTGGCAGTTTCACTTTGTGTCTTCATTAATTGACCAGCCACTTCAAAATCTCTACCTTTTTCTGAAGACTTTGCAATTGATATCATCTCCTTTATTGCATCATTATTTGTATTAATAAGATCTCTTATTGTTTCTCTTGTTAAATCAAAATCACTTTCTTTTTTATCATTACTAGTTTCTTCTATTTTAGCTAAAGGAAGAGGTTTTGGAATATCTTTGTTAGCATCAAAAGGTTCCATATTAAATATTTTTTCAAGTTTTTTAAAATCATCCATTAGAAATCCTCAAAGTCTTCAACAAAGGTAGTTACATTACCCGAAGTTTCACCAGCTCCAGCTTTTACAGAATATCTTTGTACTCTTTCTTGCAATTCTTTATCATTAAAGTAATTAACTTTAGCAAAATTAATAAGGCCTTGTTTAGTTATTGGACCATAGAAATTAAGTTTAATAGTAAACATTAATGTCCATATTATCATTCGTCTACTGTAAAAATCACCTTCATATTGATCATCATAACTTATATTTTCAAGTACTATTGGTAAGTCATTTTTTAAATTTAATTCAGGAACTGCAGTGATACTCAAGTTAAAATCTGGATTAAAATATGGTAATATTTGTTCAATTATTTGTAATCCATCATCTTGATTTTTAACATAACAATACAATGCAACGTCTATGTTATATGGTGAAGGTGCATATTGAGTTTCTGCTGTTTTTGAATTACTAATTTGTCTATTCTGTTGAATGTAACTTACTCTTCTATTTGGATCATATCCAATAGACATCATTTCAAATGCCATTCTTGGTAATAAAACTTGTACATCTTTTTTAACTTCAGTGTCTGGTATAGATTCTATCCTGGCTAAAAACTTTTGTCTTGGAGCGTATGCTAAAGGAACTTTTAAAGTTTGTATTAAATTACCATCAGAATCTTTTCTATCTATAAAAATATTATTAAAAAGATTACCAAAAGAAATAATAGCTTTTCTTATAGATGAGTGATAAAATTTTTCTAACATTATCTATATTCTCCAAATGGATTTTTTTCACTGAAATCTAGTACACCATCTGCTGCTAAACTAAATGCATCATTTTGTGCAGCATCATCTATATTTTCAATATTAAAGGTTTCTAACATCATTGAAGAATTTGAAGTGTATTCAAGTAAAACCCTATCTCCATCTTCCATAAGAATATCAAAGTTTCTAACATCTAAACTATCTATTCTTTCTATGTCATCAACATCAAGCCTATCTGTATTAACTCTTTCAGAACTATATTGATACAATTCACAGAACAAATTGTAAACATATAATTTTCCTAATTGAAAAAATGGATCAGTACCTTCGACTCTTCTTATTTCAAAAAATGATTTAGTTTTTGGAAAGAATAACAAATCTCCTTCAGCTGGACGAGCTGCTAATTGAACACTTCCTGCTCTTGCAACAGATTGGTCCCATCTTCTTCTCGAAACTGTAAAGGTAGCCTGATCTCTTAATTCAACACCAAATTTTGTTAATAGATCACCTTCACCTGTAAATCCATTAACATCTGATAGATACATTTCTAATGGATATGCTTGTGTGTATTTATTTAAAGGATCTTCATTTAAAATTGTGTCTAAATTTACAGTTGATCTAGGCATATAAAAAATTTCAAAACCATAAATTTTTAAACATTCAATGATAAGATCTTCATGGAGAAGCTGTTCAGAGCTTCTTCCAATAGATGTACCTGATTGAAAGTAGTGATTAATAGTCATTATTACATTCTAAAAAAGTCAACTGGTTCTTGGTATTTTGATTCTACTTCTTGTTCTAAACTTTGTATTTCTTGAATAGCTTCATCATATATAATTTGACCATTCAAGGTTACTCCTCCTGGCATTTGAACACCATTAAATTTTTTAAGATTATTGCCCCATTGTTTTTTCATTTGTGCAGTAACATATTTTTTCAAATATAAATCGTTATATACATCAGTATATGTATCTGGGTTCAATATTCTATAACACTCAACCAATATAAATTCACCAATAGATGTATCCATTTCCCAATCCATATCAATATGCAATCTATTTTGATGTCGATTAAATCTTACAGGCTTTTGACCCACCAACATTTGATTAAGTAAAGATAATTGATTTTGTACTTGCACATAATATACAATATCAGTTGATTGTAAAGAATAAATATCATTTAGTAATATTTGATATCTAACATCAAACAAATCAATGCCTCTTGTTCTTGAATCAAAAGGCAATACTCTTTCTACACCAATAATTGCATCATTAAGTTCAATATATCTATTTGTTCTATCATCTGCCGTAACTTGATGTTTTAAATATATTCTTTCAACACCATCAAAATGAAACTGTTGAAAGAATTGTAAACTTAATTCCAATATATCTTCGTCTTGATCCGGATCAGTATTTATTTCTATAACAGGATCACCTAGTTGTCTTTTGGCATATGCTATAAGTTCAGTTCTTGAAGCTGGTCTGCTTGTACTCATCTGGTGATCTCCGGCGTAACTATAACTATTCCTTCTGCTATTCTTTCAACTTCGTGAGGAGCAGCGTCTGCTACTAATTCAATATCATAAAGATATCTAGCAGCTGTGACATTAGTTGTAGTATTTGAATTCATTGTAAGAAATACATTTCCATCTGTTCCACTTGGTATTGTTGCAACAAATGCAAAACTATTTGAAGATTTAACTGATCTTCTAAATTGTGAACGAGCAGTATGTCCAGAGATATCTCTAATAGTACCTGTAGTATCCTTTATAGTGACATTTGCTTTGAAAGTAGTTCCTTGATCTAGGAACAAATTGAAAATAGTTGCCATATGTTCTCCATTGTATGGTACTATTTATATTAATTAAATTGCTAATAAGTAATTGAACCAGATCCATTAAAAACGTAAATAAATTCACCACTCTGCGTTGTTTCGACTGGAGAACCAGTAGTTGAAGCAGCTTGAACTGTAGATCTTAATATAACTACTCCTCCTCCTCCTTTACCACCACCAGCATTATTGTTGTGAGTTCCTCCACCTCCTCCTCCTTTGTTTTCAGTTCCAGCTTGTCCATCCTGGGCAGGAACCCCCGTACCATTTCCTCCACCTCCAGAACCTCCAGGGCCAGCTAAACTAGGATTTTGTCCTCCTCCTCCTCCAGCTCTAGTTACAGGAGTACCTGTAATAGACGAAGCTAAACCATCTCCTCCAGCTGCAGGTCCATTTGTATTACCAATTTGTCCAGCTCCTCCACCTCCTCCAGCAGTACCTCCTACAAGTACTCCTCCAAGATTGCCTTGAATAGGGTTAGTTACTCTAGCACCTCCTGTAGAATTAGGTGTTGCGCCAGGAGAATTACCACCTCCAGAACCTCCTGTTCCACCTGCACCTGAGGAGGGATAATGATCACCTCTGCCGCCACCTGTTGATGTTATTATAGGAAAATCCGACGAATTAATTGATGAGTCAGTACCAGCTTGACCAAATGCATCACCACCTGGGTTGGCCCCTCCTCCTCCAACTGTAACTGTTATTGCTGATCCAATAGTTATAGGTAATGTGGATTCAGCAGATCCTCCTCCACCAGTTGTTTCGCTTGGCATTGAATTTCTATAACCTCCTGCACCACCTCCAGATCCTCCATGACCACCACCCGATCCTCCACCTGCAATAATTAAATAATTAAGAAATGCTTCAGTAGAACCAGCAGAACTGCTGCCAAATGATTTGAGTGATCCTAAACCTAATGTTGAAAGAATTGGCATAATATTTAAGCGTGTTTTGTTTGTGCAACTAACATTGTGAATGTTGTATCTGCAGTTTTTATTATTGAAAAAGTGTAAACATCTATTGAATT